AAGCTACACCAAAAAATGATACAAAAACGGAGGGAACAAATACAAATAACAAAACAAAACACCACCGAAGACAGACTAAGAATAAGAGAAACCGTAACACTGGCAAAAATTAAGACCTTCGGAAACAGAAACAACAACACAATAAAGGGTCCCTAAATGACAGAAGAACAGATGGAAGAGATGACGCTACACCTGCAAGGCAAAACAACGCCCGACTCCGTCAAGCCGCAAGACCACGTCTACAGCATCTTCGACAACAAGATGCAAATCTACATGGCGCCCTATACGGCGCCTAACGACGCAGTAGCAATCAGACTCTTCAAACAAGGAATCCGCCAACCAGGCATGATTCACAATGAACCAGAGGACTACAGCCTCTGGAAGATCGGGAACTGGAATCCCGATACAGCCGAAATCTCGGCAACGGCGAGCACATGCATCGCCAAAGCACACGAACTAGCCGCAATCCTGCGGGCAGAAGAAGGAAACTAAATGAAAACCGGACACGCCGGAAAGCAAACACAGGCAAGAAGGAAAGGACGGCAGAACATCAGCTCGCAACATGACTTCGCAAGAATCCCGTCCATCCAAGGACAACGCTCGGTGTTCGACCGGTCACACGGTCTCAAAACCACCTTCGACTCGGCCTACCTCGTTCCAATACTCGCGGACGAGGTGCTACCCGGAGACACCTTCAGTATGCGGATGACAGCGTTCGCCCGAATGGCGACACCGCTGCATCCCATCATGGATAATCTCCGAATGGAAACCTTCTTCTTCTTCGTCCCACTGAGACTCATATGGGACAACTTCCAAAAATTCATGGGAGAACAAACAGACCCAGGAGACTCAACCGACTTCCTGGTACCGCTGGTCCAAACCAGCGTGCTCGGATGGCCGGCAAATAGCATGGGAGACTACTTCGGTCTCCCTACGGGCATCCTCAACCAAGAGCACAGCGCTCTATGGAACAGAGCTTACAACTTGATCTACAACGAGTGGTTCAGGTCGCAAGACCTAATCGACAGCGCCGACGTTCCCAAGGACGACGGCCCGGACAGCTTCCTGGACTACCCGATGAGAAAACGAGGGAAGCGCCACGACTACTTCACAAGCTGCCTACCCTTCCCTCAAAAAGGACCGTCGGTTCAACTACCGATCGGATCCAGCGCGCCGGTCATCATGGACACGGCGCAATTCGGCCCGGTCTCAGGAACCGGAGACCCAACGTTCGACGTGGGAGACGGGACAGGCGTACGCCTAGCAACACCCGGAGCCTCAAACAACGTGGTATGGAGCGCAAGCATCGGGGCCGGAACAGATGACGCCACCTGGAACGACCCCCAGCTCGAGGCGGACATAGCCGGACTGACCGGCATCGCCGACCTCTCCAGCGCCACCGCATCCACGATCAACCAAATACGAGAAGCCTTCCAGATACAGAGGCTCTTCGAAAGAGACGCGAGAGGAGGAACACGCTACACAGAAATACTACGCAGCCACTTCGGGGTAGAGAGCCCCGACGCAAGGCTGCAACGCCCCGAATATCTCGGAGGCGGATCAACAAGCCTACATATCAACCCCGTCGCACAGACAAGCGAAACGGGAACATCACCGCAGGGAAACCTGACCGCATGGGTCACAGCGGCAGACACTTTCCCCGCATGGGCCAAGAGCTTCACAGAGCACGGAGTCATCATCGGCCTGGTCAACGTCAGAGCCGACCTCAACTACCAACAGAACCGGCAACGAATGTTCGACCGGAAAACCCGGTTCGACTTCTACTGGCCGGCATTCAGCCACCTGGGCGAACAAGCCGTCCTATCAAAGGAGCTCTTCAGCGACGGCGCAGCGGAGGACGAAGACGTATTCGGCTACCAAGAACGTTATGCCGAGTACCGCTACAAGCCCAGCCAGATCACAGGCGTAATGAGAAGCATCCATCCGCAATCGCTCGACACCTGGCACCTGGCCCAGGACTTCGACGTCACGAGACCGCTTCTCAACCAAGCCTTCATAGAGGAAAACCCGCCGATCGGAAGAGTCGTCGCAGTACCAAGCGAACCCGAATTCATCTTCGACGCTTACTTCCAGTACAAATGCGCCCGGCTCATGCCCACGTACAGCGTGCCGGGACAGATCGACCACTTCTAATGGCCGGCGCACTGGGAGCGATCGCAGGAGCGGGGATCAGCTCAGGGCTGAGTTACCTCAACTCCAAGCTCCTGCAAGAAGACGCTCAACGATTCGCAACAAGCTTCGACAAGCAACGCTACCAACGGCAAATGGAGGACATGAGGACCGCCGGCCTCAATCCAATACTCAGCTACCGAACAGGAGCACCAGGCGCAGGCGGAGCCGGCATCGCCGGACAAGGAACAGCAGCAGCCGCCGGCATAAGCGCCGCAGCGCAGACAAGCCAAGCCGCGAGCGCAAAGGGCGTCCGCGGAAACCAAGAGAACGTCCTCAAAGCGCAGGAAACACTCTTCAAACAACAGACCGTAACTTCAGCCGCCGAAGCGCTGAAGGCCGGACGACAAGGAGGAAAATTCCTAGAAGAGTCAAGAGAAGCCCAACTCCGTGGGGATGCCATCATGGAAGGACTCCCGAAAAAGAGACTACAGAGTCGGTTCTACCGACATCCAGACAAAGGCAAGGCCGCCGTCTGGGCGCAAGAAGTTGGGCACAGCGCCAAATCCATCTGGAGTCCATTCATGGCACCCAGAAGATGACAAGACACGTGGACGCCTACTACGGCTGGCACGCGTCAAAAGGAGACACCATGGCAGAGCAAGACCTAACAAACCTCGGAGATAGCATCATCATCCGAGAACAACAGCCAGTCCGGAAATACGGCTGGCGAGAAAAAGTCACATTCGATTGCGGGGACGTAGTCCGAACCAAGCAGAGCTTCCGCGACGAGTGCGACATCAACCTAATCGTCAAGAGGCACGCGAGCGATGGGCTACTCGCCCATCTCAACCCGCGGCTCCCGAAATATGGGGACTTCAGCGCGTCGATCGAACTCCGCGACGCAATGGAACTCGTGACCGAGGCACAAAAGGGCTTCGCCCAGATCCCGGCCGAGGTCCGGGCAATGTGCAACAACGATCCGGCGCTCTTCCTGAACATGGTCAACGACCCGAATCACATCGAGGCCCTGGCCGAGGCGGGACTACCGATGGCCGAGGGCTGGGAACCGACGCCGGCAGAGCAAGAACAAGCAGCGGTAGAGGTGGAAAAGACACAGGACCCCTCCGGGGGCACTGAGTAGGGCAGGGTGTCACCTAGAACAGTTACAACAAGTAGGAACTGTTCAGGGTCGCCCACTTGGGCTCCCAGGTTGCCGCCTAAGCGACGATCGCACACCATCGGGTACTACCGGACCCGGAAGGAGGCGGCATGAGAGGATACGGCGGGAAGCGCCGAAGGATGACCAAGCGACGCTCCAAGCGGACCTTCCGCAAGGGGACCAAGACCAAGAAGCTCAACCTCGCTCGACGACCGATGCGAGGGGGCTGGAGGATCTAGCCGGGACCGGGATCTTCCAGCCCATCCAGCTCGTCGTCCAAAGCGACTCCCCCGACGACGAGCTGGGAGCCCAGCTCCACCAGGGGAGTCGCGCGTGGCATGTTATTCGCCACTCAACGCCTACAAAGCACCAAACGGAAAAATCGCCTTCGACTCGAAGGCGGGCTACGGGGACATGCCCCTCAAGCTCAAGTGCGGCCAGTGCATCGGCTGCCGCCTGGACCGAACGCGCGGATGGGCAATCCGCGCCGTCCACGAGAGTCAGATGCACGAACAAAACTCCTTCGTCACGCTCACCTACAACGACAAGAACCTGCCAGAAGACCACTCGCTGAAGCTCGAACACTGGCAGAAATTCGCGAAGCGACTCAGGAAAAAAAAAGGAAGCTTCCGCTTCCTACACTGCGGAGAGTATGGGGAAGAGAGACTCCGTCCCCACTACCACGCATGCCTCTTTGGCCTCGACTTCCGCGAGGACAAAACCCCGTTCAAAATGAGTCGGGGTCATCAGCTCTTCAGATCATCAGAGCTGGAGGCATGCTGGCCGCACGGATACAGCTATATAGGAAAACTAACATTCGACAGCGCAGCGTACGTCGCCGCCTACTGTCTCAAGAAAGCGTCCGGCCAACTGGCCGACGCGAAATACTCACGTACAGACCCAGCCACCGGAGAGTGCTGGGAGGTAAAACCAGACTACGCAACCATGAGTCTCAAACCCGGACTGGGGAAGACATGGTTCGAAAAATACTACAAAGACGTCTACCCGGAAGACGTCGTAATACTAAAAGGGACACAATTCAGACCACCAACTTACTACGATAAGTTACTTGAAGAACAAAACCCGAAGCTACACCAAAAAATGTTACAAAAACGGAGGGATCAAATACAAATAACAAAACAAAACACCACCGAAGACAGACT